GTTTTGATATGGCTCGGGATACGGCGCTTTGTCTCATTCCTGGCGATTATGATGTTTGCATATCGTTAGACATAGATGAAGTTATGGAACCCGGTTGGCGGGAAGAAATCGAGCGCGTATGGGAGCCTGAAACAACTAGGCTACGCTACAAGTTTGATTGGGGGCATAACATTCTTTTCTTTTACGAAAAGATCCATCATCGAGTCGGTTACCACTGGCATCATCCGGTCCATGAATACCCAAGGCCAGATCAGCGAACAAAAGAAGTCTACGCGCATACTGACAGACTCTTGGTCTCACATCATCCAGATCCTACAAAAAGCCGTGGGCAGTATTTAGATCTTTTAAGAATGGCAGTCAAAGAAGATCCGCAATGCCCAAGAAATGCTTTTTACTTTGCGCGTGAGCTTACTTTTTACAGTCTATGGGATGAGGCTATAAACGCTCTCAACTCATATCTCAACATGCCAGAGGCTACATGGCAAAACGAACGATGCTATGCCATGCGTTTACTAGGTAAGGCTTACGATGAAAAACTGGATTACTGGCAAGCGCTCAAGTGGTACAGAATGGCTATCGCAGAGGCTCCAGGAACAAGAGAGCCGTGGGTTGATTTTGCGATGAGCGCATATCGTAAGCATATGTGGAAAGAATGCTTTCACGCGTCTACAATGGCGCTTGAGATCAAAGATAAGGAACTGGTATACACCTGTGATCCTGAAGTATGGGGATCTAAGCCTTATGACTTAGCAGCAATCTCAGCTCATCATCTTGGGCTCAAAGACGAAGCGATACGATACGGGCAAGCGGCGGTGGATTTATCGCCGGGTGATGAACGACTCGCTAGGAATCTTGAATATTATGGACTCGCAAACGCTGCTTAATATCGCTTTCGGTGTTCTCTCGGCTGCATTCGGTTGGTTCTTCCGTGTGGTTTGGGAGGCGCAACAAGAGTTGCAGCGCGATCTCAGAGACTTAGAAAAAGGTTTGCCTCACGCCTATGTCTTAAAACCTGATTACGAAAAAGACATTAGCGACATAAAAAACATGCTCGCGAAGATCTTTGACAAGCTAGATCATAAGCAAGACAAGTGATGGATGACAAAGCCCACGAAATCGCGTTATTAAAAGCTCAGGCAAGAATTAAACTTGAAGAGCTAAAAGCGCAGGATTCGGCTAAAGAAGTCGCTGGCAAAGCGATTGGCGAAGATGGTCTGCTTTACATTTTCCTCATCGTGTTAGTAGGTGTTGGCGCTTCACTTTTCCTTGATGGCGAAAAAATTGCTGCTGTTATGGGTCTTTTGGGCGCTTCACTTACTGCTCTTATTCAAATGCTGAATGGGATAGCGGGAACGGCGGCTAAGCAGGAAAAACCTGAGTTTGAAGTTATTAAAGACTTGATTCACCGTCTTGATAAATTGGATCGAGTTGAACCTATGCAAGTAGACGTTCAAGGTTCCAAAGTCACAGTCAAAAAAGGCTCGGATCAAATTACAACATCATGATGACTTTGCTTTCATCCTTGCTTTCCTTCCTGGCCGGTGGCGTTCCCAGGTTGCTCGACATCTGGCAAGACTCAAAAGACAAAGCGCATGAACTACAGCTTGCTCAGCTTCAGATGCAGCGCGAACTAGAGATGGCTAAAGAAGGATTCTTGGCTCAACAGCGGGTCGAAGAGATACGAACGGAGCAGGTACAGATACAAGCGCAAGCAGACGAGATGAAAGCGCTCTACGCGCACGATATAGCTCTTGGTGACGGTGTTTCGCAGTGGGTAAAGAATCTTCGCGCTCTTGTTAGGCCGGTGATCACTTATGGCATGTTCGCGCTGCTAGTCTTTGTGGATGTTGCAGGATTTTGGTACGCATGGACAATGAACGTACCTTTCGATCAAATGCTGAATCAGCTTTGGGATGATGAGACGCAGCAGATCTGGGCTGCAATCATTGCATTCCACTTTGGAAGCCGAGCATTTGCAAAGTAAATCTCTTGAGATGCTTAAGCATCACGAGGGCGTAAGACTAAGACCTTACCGCTGTCCTGCGAGACTTTGGACGGTTGGCGTTGGTCACGTTATCGACCCATCACATATAAGGGTGAAGTTTGAAGAGAGGCTCTCTTTACCAATCCCAAGTGGATGGGATCGAACGCTCACGATGGCAGAAGTCGATGAGATTTTGGCGGCTGATTTACAGACATTTGAGGCTGGCGTTCGCCGATTATGTCCTGCTGGCCTTACTCCTAATCGCTCTGATGCACTCACCAGCTTTGGGTTCAATGTTGGATTAGGAAACCTTCAAAGATCGACGATCCGAATGCGGCACAACCGTGGTGACCATACTGGAGCCGCGCAAGCGTTCATGATGTGGACAAAGGCGGCTGGCAAAGAGTTACCGGGATTGGTAAAGCGCCGGCGCGATGAGTCTATGCTTTATTCAGCCGAATGAGAGCATCTTTCACCATTTGTCCAACGCTCTCACCGTGGTGTTTTGCTATCTGCTCGATGAGCGGAAGCCGCCGAGTCTTAGGCTTCGATAAAAGCCAGTGAGCCCAATCCTCGACGACCAGCGGCATAACCTTTTCATAAGCTGCCGCAATTTCCTGTCGATCACTGCTCTTTACTTCCTTGATGATCGACAACCAGTTCTCCGAGTGACCACGCTCGAAATGCTTTATGTTTTTCAATGGTGTCTTCGCATTCGGTTGAGGGCGGCTTCCAGCCGTACTGTCGCCAGATTTCCTCGACGGGTTTGAAGGTTCTGGGGGTTCTTTGCTCTGCAATCAACTCTCTCCAGCTCATCCTAATTTCCTTTGCATTGTGTCAACTTCTGTTAAAAAAGTCATTACGTCTTTCTCTAGGTCTTCAATGTCTTTGCGCTCTGGTTGAAAACGAACAACAAACAACTGCAGATGCTCAGGCAACCGCGGATCGAACGATACAAAATCAACCCACTCTCTACCGGTACAAGCGAGCTGTGCAAGCATCTGGTGTTTGTGCTCGGAAGGTGGTTCGCCTTTCATCATCCAGCCTAAATGCGTGGACGTTTTTGGGCATTTAATTTCTAGTAGACCGTCTGTCCAAACCAAACCATCAGGCGACGCCGCAAAGTTTGGAATCGTCGGGTGATTGACGATAGCAACCTGCTCGACCCAGATGCCCGTTTTGATCTCATATGCGGCTCGAGCGAGCGGTTCGTTGGCCGTTCCCCATTCCATGTAGGCGTTGGTATAAGACTCGATTGGTGAGCCTGTAAGACGCTCTGTAATGATGTCTGCGATGTAGTCGGCTCGAGTTGCCGTTCCTTTTTTTGCTCGAGCAGCAGAGACACGGGAAGCTGTCACTTTCCCAAGCCGAGCAAGTTTCCATTCCTCGGTTCCCTGCTCCATCAGAACGGAACCTCATCATCATTGTCGACCTCGGCTTTGGGCCTGCCGCTCAACATCTGCATCTGATCAGCAACGATCTCGGTGGTGTACTTATCGTGGCCGTTTTTGTCTGTCCATTTTCGGGTTTCTATTCTGCCCTCGACGTAAACCTGAGATCCCTTCTTTACATACTTATCAACGATCTCAGCCAACTTTCCCCAAAAGACAATGCGATGCCATTCTGTCTTTTCCTGGCGCGTACCGTCTTGTTGCTTCCAGGAATGTTTCGTTGCTAACACCAGGGTGCAAACCGCAACCCCGGCATCTGTGTATTTGGTCTCTGGATCTTTTCCGGCGTTACCAATCACTATCGCTTTATTTACTGAACCCATAACTTTCCTCTTTCAAATAAAAACCCGATTGTTTTGCGGTGGGCTTCTTCCCACATCGCTTCTTTCTCTTGTTTATTCATTCGATGACCTTGGTCTATAGCCATGTGACACCGATAACACAGGGCGGCAATCCTGTAGTCATGAGCCTTTATCCCTTTGCCTTTCCCGTCGCGTAGCTGGTTGCTGTGCGCGGCTACGACGGTTCCATCTTCCGCGCCGCACAAAACACACTCGAATTCACGAACGGTTTCTAGTAGTTTCTGATTCCTATACAAGTTTCATCTCCGCTCTGTTAGACGCTTCCTGAGACCTCCACACCTCAATGTGAGCCTGTGCCGAGATCATCTTCCATCTTAGAGCTTCTTCTTGCTCTACGGCCTTTTTAAGCTCTTTTAGAAGCTCTTGGTAATCTTCATGAGCGTAAGCGTCACGCTCTTGAGCTGCAACCGATCCTTCCATGTCTTGCATCAGCAGGGCTTTTTTTACCTTAAGAAATCCCTCAAGATAAACCCGCTCTGCTTTTGCTTTTGCAATCAGCTCGGAGTGCTTGTAGATAAACTCAACTGCTTTGTTCGGAGTCATATCTGGCTTTTTGCTTCATCATTTCTTGCGCTACAAGATAAGCAGTTTCCGCTGCGTCTTCATAAATCTTTTCCAACGGGGGATCTTCGCCGAGTCCTCCTTCGTTAATCAAATCAACTGAGTTTTTGAAAGTTGCGATAAGAGCTTGGCTAGCAAAATAATCAAGCAATTTCATGTTTTCCATCATTTGATCCCCAATGCAGTTTTACGTTGATCTTTAGCGGCCACAATTGCTTTCTGTAATTCAGGCTGGCCTTTGTATTCCGTGTGTAACGCCTCATAAACTTCTCTGAGTGTTTCTTTTGTCGCTCCGGCAA